CCGATGTTTATGCAACGAGCAAAAACATTTGAGCCGGCAACTGACACGCAGTCAGTCCGAGGGAGAGATCCTAAAATCGATTCACCATTTCGAGGAAATTCGCCTGTTCAGGCTGTGGCGGATTTTGCCTCCACTGTGAAAACAGTTTATGATTTTGTGGTCAGTCGTAGTAGTCCGATTGACATTGATCAGAAACACAATGATCGGGGTTCACCTAAATTCGCATTGGTATCACCACCATGTACACCACCGATTGAAAAACCTGCTGTTATGCTCTGGGGAGCTAAGACAAACAGCAGTGTTCCAACACCACCCACTGAAATAACTTCAACCGCAGCAACTCCAGATAAAGTCAAAGCTTCTAATCCTTTTAAATTTGACTTAACTGTGCCTAAACCTAAACGTGTTAGTCCTGTGTTATCTAATGACAAAAATTTTGGAATTTCGCCATGTAGTCCCACATACAGTCCTGTGCCGAAGAAGGATGTAATTGTGAAACGAGTCAAACGAAATAATAAGAATAAAGGATTCTGGCAGAAACGTTATGATTGTCATGATGCTAAGATTCAGGAATTAACTAAATGCATTGACCGAATGCAGTTACTGGAGAAAGAAATTCAGAAACGTAAAGACGATTTGACTGAATTTGAAGGTAAATATGCTGCTGTTAAGATGTCAGAACGTCGTAAAATGACAGTTGAAGATGAGAAGAAAGTTGCTAATGATTTCGAGAAGAAATGTATTGAAATTGACGAAATCAAATCTCAACCATCAGTGGATATGAATGTTGAAGATGAGCTGATTGCAGATCAATATAAAAATGATAAGGCTGACAATAATATTGATCCAGCTTATGAATTTTGTGTTTCTGTGAATGAGTTTGGTGTCCCTATTAAGGAAGACCCTTTTCAATGGTGGAACCCGTGGACCTGGTTCCGCCAGGGGTCAAGGAGATGGTCCCACGCCCGCACAATAACCGTAAAAGGAAATTTGCGGGGTGTCTTTGAAGAAGAAGCCAAGTTGTTGCGTGAAAATGCCCACATTATGGAATATGTGGTTGAGACTACTACGCCGCATTGGTTCTTCATTGAGCCCAAAGTTCAGAGGGAATTTGTCTTGGTGTCAGGTCAAGTCACTGCTAATGCTACTACTAGATTTTCAGATGACACACCTGAACCTGAACGTATCTCCAAATTTTTGTCACATCTGTATGCAATTAATGTAGGCCGTGCTGTCGTGCAATTGCAATATGACGATACCTCTGAAATTGTGGTCCGTAATATGTCAAGTGTTATTTGGACCTCAGCAGTACTTGCCTCAGACCTCCTTGTTGACGGTACATCATTACGTCATTTTCAAGGAAGCCCACATCTGGGAAGTACCTCTACGGGTACCGTCTCAATGATGTGGGCCTACCTCCAGTCACGAATTGTAAACGCCACAAATTGGTTATTCACAAATCGAGTATGGAGCGTCGTCGGGCAATGTATCTTAGGCTTCCTTGTCACGTCGCTGATGTCGCATTACCTGCCCCAGATTGCCGTGATGGTAATTCGCTCATTGAATCTATCAAATACCGCATGTTAAAACCCGTTGCAGTCGGGTATGACTTAAACTTTGTTGGTGAGTTTAAGCAATGGGTGAATAATTGGATACGTAGCAATTTAATACCGTGTACTGAATTAATAACTTGGGAAGAGCATATCAATAAATGTCACTATACTCGTAAGATTAAAGATGCTCTTACAGCGAGACGAGAATACCTAAGAATTACTAATGGTTGTAGTCACCTCTATAAGGATATGAAACATGAGATATTTACTAAGCGTGAGCGGTATCCCACTTATAAATATCATAGAGGAATTTATGCAGCATCTAAGGATCAGAAGGTGATATTAGGTGCTTTTATCCGGACTATTGAAGAAGCCGTATATAAACAATTGAGTCAATATTTTTTAAAACATGTAACAACATTTCAACGTGCAAAATTAATTAAGGAACGTCTTTATAGCGTCGGTTCAACCTACTTGGGGTTGGATTTTTCTTCGTTTGAAAGTTCTATGACGCGTGAAATAAGTCAGTGTACAGAAATTCCACTTGTTGATTACATGGTTGGTCATTTAGACCCTCAATTGAACCAACTTTTTAAGTCCCAAATTATGTGCAAACATTTAGTGAAAAATCGTGACTTTAGTTTTAAGTTCCATGATGGACGTATGTCAGGTGACCTTTGGACGTCCCTTGGAAATGGATTCACTAATTTGATGGTAGTAAAATTTGTTTGCCATAAACTTGGTTTTGACGCTAAGGGCGTTGTGGAAGGAGATGATGGACTATTTCGCATGGATGGTCAAGTTCCTACATCATCTGATTTCGCAAAGCTCGGATTTCATGCTAAAATTGAACTATTCGATGATATTGGCCGTGCTGGTTTCTGTAAAATGAAATTCACGGATACTCTGGACCAAGTAACAGAACCAATTGAACGTTTAGTTAAATTTGGCTGGACTAGCGCTGTGGGCAGCGATCCTAAACGTCAATTAGATTTGCTTTTTACTAAAGCACTTTCCCTCAAAGCCGAGTTTCCAAATTGCCCTATGCTCGGACCTTTTGCAGATGCCATCATACGCATTGTCACTGAGTCAGGTGCTGTGCATCGAAAACTCGCGTATGATGAAGATCCTGGATGGAATGCTTTCAAAATTGAGAAAGCCACAGGATATTTATTTCAACCTGCCTGTTGTCAAATGCAGACACGTTTGTTTTTTGAAGACCTGTATCACATTTCGGTTAGTGAACAGGCTGAGTTCGAAGATTTGTGTAAGTCATGGACTCAACTGCAGGGCATCTCTACGCATATCGTATTGGATCGAATACCCAAAACATGGTTCTTGTATTATGATAGATATTCTGGGAATGAATTCGAAGCAGACTGGTAACCGGATCATAAAAATGCCACGGAGAGGAAAGAAAGGAGTTCCTAGCCGACGACTGCTTGCAGCAGTCAGACGACCTCGTATTCGCGGAAGAGGAGGTTTTTGGTCCGATTTGAAGAAAGGATACAAGAAATTTACTACCCCCTTTTTGGATGTTGTGCAAGCAGCAGCAGATGTATGGCATCCAAATGCAGGACGATTTATGCGTAAAGCAAGACCTATAGTGGGTGTTGGTGCTTATGATACAGTAGGTGCTGACTCACTTATGGCGTCACCCGTACCCATTGTTGGATCTGCTCCTGATAATGGTGTACGTGTGAAACACACAGAGTATATTATGGATATTAGTTCCACCACCGCGCTCACTAACATGGTGTTGAACATTAATCCAGGTATGCAAACGACATTTCCTTGGCTCAGTAATCTTGCTCGCAGTTTCCAAAAATGGGACGCGATAGCGATGATATTCACATTTAAATCAACTAGTGCTACTGCACTTGGGTCTACCAGTACCGCTCTAGGCACAATTATTGGAGCTGTGATTTATGATGTGAATGCTGAGGTACCACAATCCAAAGCAGGAATATTAGGTCTTTCTGGTGCACGTGCAGGAGTGCCTAGTAAAGATAATTTATTTCCTGTTGAATGTGCACCAAGTTCGAGACTCATGCGTAATTTGTTAGTAAGGCCAGCTGGCGTTAGCGATGATCTACAAAAATATGATCTCGGTAAATTGTTAATTGCAACCATCGGTTCTCAAACTGATTCAGTTGCAGGCGAGTTGCATGTGTCTTATGATGTAGTGCTAAAATCACCGACACTCGGTGGTGCTATAGGTAGTGATTTGGCCCAAAGTCATTTCCATATGGCGGGAGTCACGACCGCTGATGAATTGGGCACGATGACTACTTATGACAATAGTTTAGCATTGACAGTTACCGCACCATCCTCAGGTGTTCTGAAACTTGAGTTCCCGGTTGGTAGTGCTGGCCGTTTTGTTATTCGATACCACAACCAGAGTAGCACGACCGTCACTACACCAGCGGTGAGTTATGGTGGAGTAAATAATGCTCCCATAGACTTATTTAATGGTCACTCAACGGACTCAATGGTAACACCTACTTCCGGGTCAACCAATTCGACGTATGAATGGGTCATGGCAATTGAAGTTGATGATCCTTCATTGGCAAGTAGTATTAGCTTAGCAGGGCTG